CCGATGAATTGACAAAGATGGGCATATCATCAAAAGAAGTTTTAGATGTTATCTTAGTTGGATTGGGTAAACTTCCAAGAGTTACGGGAGGTATAAAGGGCGCATTTGAAAATATGGGTGATGGTATTAAAAGTGCAATGGCTCGTATTGGAGAAGTAATTAATAAAAACCTTAATATTTCCGCTATTATTGACAAATTAGTAGGATATATTGATAGTGCGGTAACTGCATTTGAAAACCTTTCACCTGGAATACAAAAAGCACTTTTAGTGGTTGCGGGATTAGTTGCTGCGATTGGTCCTTTATTAGTTGTATTTGGAGGGCTTTTGGCTATACTTCCGCAAGTTGTAGCAGGTTTTGGTGTTGTTTCTTTAGCAATAACAAATGCGGGTGGATTAATGACTATTTTACTTGGTCCTATATCATTAATTACAATTGCTTTAATAGGTGTAGTTACCGCTGTAGTTGCTAATTGGGGTAAAATTAAACCTTATATCATTGACACTATCAATTATTTCAGAGATTTATATAATGAAAGCACGTTATTAAGAGTAGTTATTCAAGCGTTGGTTACTAATTTTAGAATAGGATTTTCTTTAATTGTAAACATTTTAAAAACCACTTACGAAATCTTTAAAACATTTGTAAAAGGGACCGCAGATTTATTTGGAGGTGTGGGTTCGGTAATTAAGGGTGCATTAACTGGTAATTTAGACGAAATTAAAAATGGACTTTCAAAAATAGCGGTTACGATTCCACAAACTTTAGGAACGTTAGGTAATGACTTAAAAAAAGGATTTACGGATGCTTTTGCAGATGCTAAAAGCGCAATTAAAGACGGTTTAAATAACGTAACGAATAGCGTAAAATTAAACCCAATTACAGACTTAAATATCTTTGATGAAAATAGTATAGTAGAAAAAGTAGGTACAAAAGCGAAAGTATTAGGAAAGAAAATAAAAGATAAAGTAAAAGCAGCGCTAATAATTCCAGAATTTCAATTAGACACAACATTTATTAAAAATTCGTACGACAAAGCCTATGCGAAAATATTAGCAGAATCTATTGCTTTTGAAAGCAAATTAAGACAAATCGGGTTAGGTATGTCAGAAAGTTTTGCGACCGTACCAATATCTTTGTCATCGGCTCAAATTGCATTAGAAGAGGCTGGAATTGCATTTAGTGAAACTTTACAGAGATTTATTGATGAGGGAGCCGTTTTTGGAATAACAGACCTTTTTAATGCAATGGGTGAGGCTATGTTTAACGGAGGGGACATATTAGCAGCTGCGGGAGCTTCAATATTAGGAACGTTAGGACAGTTTATGTCAATGTTAGGAAAGGAAATGGTTAAGTTAGGGATTGGAACTATTGCTTTAGGTGATTTAGTTCAAGGAATAAAAAAGTTTTTAATTGCAAATCCTGCTGCTGCCATTGCTTTAGGTGCTATCGCAATTACTGCGGGAGCGTTGCTATCTTCTGCGAGTAAAAGTATTTCAAGTGGAAGTAGCGGTGGTGGTTCCACGCCAACTGGTGGAGGTTCAGGAACAACTTCTTATGGTTCATCGTTTAGTAGCGGTTCAGGCGGTGGTGGTGAGGTTGTATTTAGAATTTCAGGAAATGATTTAGTAGGAGTTTTGAGCAGACAACAAGACAAAAATAGTAGAATAGGTGGCTAAAATAAAATACTTTTTAGAATATTCAGATATTAACGGGATTATTTCACGTTTGGAAATTTGGGACAAAGATTTCTTAGGAGATCCGACTGAAATAAACGGAAATGTAACTTTGAATTACGCTGAAAGAAAAGACCTTTTGCAATATTCAGTACCCGCAAGTTTAGATATTAATTTAGAAGCGGATGAGGATATAACTTTGCAAGATTTATATTCCGAAGCCGAAAATCAATACCAAACTAAATATTTTATTGATGGTCAGTTAGTATTTTTTGGAATATTAAAACCAGATGGAATTTGGGAAGATTGGGTAAATGATAAATGGGAAATGAGTATTGATGGAATGGACGGTCTTTCAATTTTAAAAGAACTTTCTTTCGTTAAAGATGACGGTACTTTCTATACTGGTAAAATCACAGAATTTGACGCTTTAAAACAAATACTTCATAGGATAGGATATGATTTACCAATAAATATTAGTGATGATTTGCCGACTTATTCAGGTTTTTCAAGTTCTGATTCTATTCTGCATAACGTTCAAATGAATGCGGATAGATTTTACCAAGACGCGCAAAAGAATAACATAATGAATTGTGAGGAGGTTTTAAAGTCTATTTTAGAACCTTATAACGCTACTATTTTTCAAATGAATGGTGAGTGGTGGGTAGTTAGGTCTTTAGATTTTAAAGCGATAATGAATTTCAAGAAATATGACGGCTTAGTAAAAACGGATGTTGTATGGAATGCAGAATATTTTATCGGAAGTGATGTTAATAATTTCCCGATTCACCACGCAAACGCAAATCAAAAGAGGTCCGTAAATCCGAGCGCACAAGCTTTCCGGGTAAACTATAAGTACGGAACGGTAAAAAGTCTTATCTCAAATCCAGAAATAAGAATTACATCTCCTTTAATTAGTGATGGATGGGATATTGAAAGTATTTCGGGAAAGGTTAAAGAAAACCCTAATGGATTTGGAATTTATATTGAAGAAGAAGTAGATGACGTTGCAGATGTTTTATTGATAAGTAGTACAGAATTAATACCGATTAAATTAAATGATGTTATAGACGTTACGTTTCAAATGGAGTTTAGATACCTTTTTATTACCGGTAATGTTACAGACGCAAATCATTTTTTAGTTTATACTTTTGAAACTGCAAACTATGTTTTAATAGACAATGGCACTTGGGTTTTAAAAAGTTCTATTCCTACTAATCCTTATGTAGAACATTATTTTAGCAATCCTAATGGATTTGTAAATGATACGGTAGGACTTCCAAGTGCACCCGAAAATAGTAATTTAGTCATTAAGTTTTATTTAAGGGAATTATCTATTGGACCAGTACTTACAATACCTGGAGGATACGCGGTAATTAATTTTTATTTGCACGGTATTACGGTAACACCAAGCCAAAGTGGGAACTTTAAAGGCGAGTTTCACACCGCGCAAAGAAGCACCCGTATTTCCTCAGTAACAAAATCAGATAAAACGGTTTCGGTTGGAGATTCCCTTTCGGATATTTATTTAGGTACGCTTTACAAATCTGATGGCGAACCAACGGAATTATGGAATAGGTCAGGAATGACAGATAACAAAGGACTTTTGAGGTTAATGGTAGAAGATACATTGAGAATAGCACCACGACCAATGATGTATTTTGAAGGTGATATTTACGGATATATTCCTTATATGGCTTTAATAGACATTGATAATAACGAAGGAAAGTACCAAATCAGCAAATACTCTTATAATAGCGCAAGTGGTATAAATAGAACAGCTTTTAAAGAGTTTAGTACCGATTTATTAGCACCAGAAGATTACCGTTATGAGTTTGAATATGATTATGGAAATGTAACCACCGTAACCATAAAATCTTAAAAAAACAGTTTTCATTGTTCTGTTCCCACTTTAATAGGTGGGTTTTTATTTTAAAATAGTTATATTAGAGATATGGACGTTTTCACGGGAATAGATTCAATTTTTTATATAAAATACGATGGGCTTTGGTGTCCTATTTCGTGCGAAGTTTCATCTCCAATGAGTGAGACGGTAGAAATGATTAACACCACTACGCGCGATAACGCAGGTTGGAAAACTGAAAAACCAACGCTACAAGCATATTCAATAAGTATTGACGCAGTAGAAAAAAAAGATAATTACAATGAAATTGTATCTTATCGTAAAGTTCGGAAATTTAAACGTGATCGTATAAAAATAGAATGGAAAAGAGAAACAATCGCAAATTATTTAATAGATTCAGGTTTTGGATATGTTACAGAAATTTCAGACGGAAATACAGTAGGTGAGGAAATTACTTTTAACTTTACTATTTCAGGTTTTGGAAAACCAAATGAAAATGAATTACCAGATATTTATTCAATTTATTCCGATCCGATTACTTACAATTTCACTTATTCACACGAACCAATTGACGGTGTAGATTCAGGGGATGAATTTTTAACAAATTTACTTTACAACAATTATCATAATACTTACGGAATTGTTTACGATTGTGATTTAAAAACTAAAATCACGGGAGTTCCGGCAAAAGGATTTATTGCAGATAATATTACAAAACAAATTTATACGATTGGAGATTTAATTTCTTACTGCAATAAAGATAATTTAGTTTATTTCCCGAATGGATTTGATAATGATTTGGGAATAGTTGGAAATTTTACAGAAACATTTTCTTATAGAATTGTGGACCAATTGGGGAGAGTTGGTAAAAATACGATTCACACTTTAGTAATGACTGATTCCGCAGCACCAGAAATAGACTTATCTGCGTCAATCAGTTGGGATGATAATACTTCCACACCTAAGTCAGGAAATCTACCTAATATTATTGTGAAAGTAGTTTCAATTATTTTCGATCCTTTAGATCCGATTG